ACCTTATGATATGTTAAGTGAACTACTTAAGTCTATGGGTGGTTCTATGTGGTATGCTCAAGGTAAGTGGCGTATGAAACCTGCTTACTGGACTGCACCAGTAATGGACTTGAATGAAGACGATCTTAGATCTAGCCTAAGTGTTGGTACTAGACACTCTCGTAGAGATAACTTTAATGTTATCAAAGGTACATTTAGAGGTGAGGAAAGTAACTGGCAAACTACAGACTATCCACAAGTTACTAGTTCTGCTTTTCTAGTTGCTGATAACAATCAAGAATCTGTAGCTGATGTAGATTTAGCATTTACTGACAACTCTATAGAAGCTAGAAGACTTGCTCTAATTTCCTTGGAGCGTAATAGACAACAGCTTACAGTTAATGCTAGTTTTAGTCTTAAGACTTTAGGGCTACAAGTTGGAGACAACATAAGACTTACTAACTCTAGGTTTGGTTGGACTAACAAAGAGTTTGAAGTTGTACAATGGTCTTTTGGTCTTACAGATGGACTAGACTTACAAACACAAATGACTTTACGTGAGACTGCTGAAACTGTATTTGATGAAGTAGATGATGGTGTAGTATACGAAAGAGATAATACTGCTCTGTTATCACCATTCTTAGTTCCACCTGTAGGACTTTCTACTTCTGTTAGAACTCAAGTTATACGTGAGAAACTAACTAACATTATAACTTTAGTTGTCACTTCTGGTAGTAGCGAACGTGTAGATCATGTAGAAGCAGAATTCAAATTATCCTCCTCTGATGATTGGATCACTTTAGGTACTGGTCAACTTGGCTCCTTTGAGGCTATAGATCTTGAAGATGGTGACTACGACTTTAGAGCTAGAGCTATTAATACTTTTGGGATTAAAGGTGAATGGGAGTATTTATATAACGTAAACGCTTCTGGTCTACTAGAGCCGCCATCAGATGTAACTGGACTTGTAGCTGAAGTTAACGGTGCTGTTATTACCCTTGACTGGGAAGCAGTACCCGACCTTGATTTATCATTTTATAGGGTACGTTATTCTCCTGAGTTTATAGGAGCTACTTGGGCTAACTCACTAACTTATGTTGATAAAGTACCTAGACCAGCTTCTAGTGTATCAGTTCCAGCTAGGGCAGGTACTTACTTAGTTAGAGCTTATGATAAGTCAGGTGTTGGATCAGTTAACTACACTGCTGTGATTGTACCAATAGCTAACATAGAACCCTTAGCTAACACATTAACACTCATAGACAGTCCCTCTTTTACAGGATCTAAAACTAACACCACTATAATTAATAACAACCTAAGAATAGATGACTATTCTACTGCACCATCTGAAGGTGATTACTTATTTAGTAACTACATACAAACAGGTGATAGTACAGTTAAAAGGTGTCGTGTATACGTCAGTGGTACTACAGTAAGGCATGATGATACTGCTGGTTTGTTTGATGATCAACCTGCTTTATTTGATGATGCTGTTGGTTTATTTGATGATCTTGGTGGTACTAGTCAGTTCGCTGATACTAACATAATAACTCTTGTATCTACAACACAAGATAACCCAGCAGGTAGCCCTACTTGGTCGCCTTATACAGCAATTAAAGTTGCAGACCTTAGTGCAAGGGCATTTAGATTTAAGGTTAAACTTACATCTTCTAGCAACGATATAACCCCGTCTGTTTCAGCACTAACAGCTTATGTGGAGTACAATTAATGTCACAAAACGATTTGGTGATTGCCAATCAAACATTTCCTAGTTTTAGGTCTGATTTAAATAATGCCTTGCAAGCATTAGGTAGTTTAAACAGTGGTAGTTCTGCTCCCCCTACTACCTATGCTAATATGATGTGGTATGACACTTCTGCCAATATATTAAAGGTTAGGTCTGAAGCTGATGATGCTTGGCTTAATATGGGTTATCTAAATCAATCTACAAATAAGTTTAGTATACTAGATAATACACACGTATCAAATACATCTGGTGGACAAACAGGTCTTCTAGGAGATCAAGCTACATCTACTTGGCAAACTGGTACAGGTACTACAGAAAGTCTTGTCTCACCTGCTAAAGTTAAAGCGTCTGTTCTTGCTAACTCAGTAAGCCTAACTACTGGGTCAGGTACTGCAACAATAGGAACACTCAAGATGGCATGGGCAAAAACTACATTTCCTTCTGTCCCTACCTCTGTATTCATTACGTTGCCCTTTAGCTACTCAAGTACAAGTAGTTTTGGTGTAGTTGCAATTAGTGATGATGGGAATCATTCTGGGGCAACAAGAGCCGCACAAGGTGTTTCAATCACAGCAGTAAATCAGATAAAATACTCAAAAGCAGGTTTTTCTGGTAATGCTTGCCACTGGTTCACGATAGGATATTAATAATGTTAAGAAAATATGTTGAAGTAGATGAAAATAATATAGCAGTGTGTGCTTGTTTTGTTGAGGGAGAAGTTGACGCGCCTGTACCTGTTATACCTCACGACAATCCAGAGACTGTTGAGATAGGCACGAAGTGGGACGGTTCTAACTGGATTCAAACAGAAGAACTTGTCAGATCTAAAAGAGACAAACTATTAGTAGATGAAGTTGATGTCGTTGCTGGTAATGCTCTTCGTTGGGCATCTCTTAGTTCTGATGAGCAAGCCTCTTGGTCTGCCTATAGGACTGCACTCTTAGATGTACCTCAACAAGAAGGTTTTCCTCTTAATGTAAGTTGGCCTACTAGATGATGGAAATGACAGACATATGGAATAGTGTTCTAACACTAGGTATTGGTTTTATTGGCTTTGTCTTGAGGGGCTATGTAGTAGAATTAAGTAGACTAAGAATACTACTAAACAGGACTAGAGAAGAGTATGTTACTAAAGCTGACTCAAATCAAGTCCTTAGTCAAATCATGAGTAAGTTTGATAGGATAGAGGAAAAGCTAGATAGACTCGTGGAAAGAAAGTGAATAAAACTTTAATCATCATTGTTATGTTACTATCGGGTTGCTCATCAACAGTAATCCAATACCCTTCTGTATGTACTAACAATGAACCCAACTGTCAGAGAAATTTAAATGCACAAACACTTGCTATTATTGGAAAAGAAAAAGCGGCTATACAACTTATGTGTGTGGACGATAGTATTGCAGATCTTCTTGGTGACGAATGTACTGGGGAATGATGTTAATGGAGACTTCTCTAACAACTATCAAGATTCAACTGTAGATAGTAATAACACTGATGAGAATGTAACGAATAACTATAATGCTACTGGGGCTGGTTCACCTGCTCCTGTTATGTCGTCTATAGCCCCTACAGTTATGGGTGGTGGTGGATCTGATTCTTGTCTACTACCTACTACTACAGGAATACAAATAACTATGTTTGGTTTGTCTAGTGGTACTATGGAACAAGACCCTAACTGCAACAGAAGAAAAAATGCTAGGTTACTTGGATCTCCACAGCAAGTAGGAGGATTAGGTTTACAGATTTCTGGGATAAGTATTTTGTGTGCATCTCCAGAAGTTTTTAAGGCTATGGTTTTAGCAAATACACCTTGTCCTGTAAATGACTTTAATACTGGTAAGCTGTTAATGGGTAAAAGTGCATTACTTAAATATAGAGAAAACCCTTCTGTCTATGTAGTAGGGTACGAAGAAGATAAAATATTTTGGGACACCTTGTTAAAGGTAGGAGAGGAACTACAAACAAATGAAGAACAAACTGATAAAAGCAATGTTAGCAAGCTCAGTCTTAGTGACCGCTTCAGGACAAGCAAACGCACAGACAGGAGAAGAGAAACTCCAAGCTCTAGTAGATAGCATAGAAGTAATTGATAACAGACTACAGTTGTCAATCCAGTTAGGTATTGGTGCTACAGGATACGCTGAAGTAGGTGGTGTTATAGAAGATGGCTCAATGAACGATGGATATATTTCCACTGCTATGCTTGCGGCTTACTTGGATGCAGTAGATCAAGTAATGGAACATGATTACGCTACAGCTACGACTGCTGAACAACTGTTTGTACAAGAACATGTAGCGGCTATGAATAACTTATCTCTAGCAGTAGATACTCTTGGTGATGCTACATCAGTATTAATGACAGCCACAAGTGTAGCTCAGGTAGCTTCTGAAGCTGATACAGCACCAGAACAAGTCGCATTACAAGAAATGCTTGCTACAGATGAGTACTCTATAGATAATGCTGAGGTTGCTACTTATAATACAGCAGTTGAAAATGTCGAAACCTATGCACAACAAGCAGGTGCTTTCATGGCGGCGGCTAACAACGACAGTTTAACAGATAGTATAGATAGTTATGCGGCACAGAATAGTATAGTTATAGGTAACTACTCTGCTTTAACTTACACACAAAGTATAGATGAGTTTGTTATTACTTGGGACAACTATGGTAATGCTACAGGTTGGAATGGTTATTTAACAGATGATATGAAAGATGCTGATGACATTTATGGTGCGGCAACATACATAATACAACATGGATCTCTAGCTAATAGCGACCCACAACCATGATAGAAGAATCAGAAGTAAAAGTAGGTGGCTTTACATTTAAAGGTTGGTACATTGCGGCGGCACTACCTATCCTCTCGGCACTTAGTGGTGGAATATACTACGGTTACGATACAGTACAGCGTTTCTACGATGTAGAGACAGGAATTGAATTAGTAATAACTGAAACTGATATGTTTAATGTCAGGGCTTCAGAGTTTAACTCCCGAATACAAGCACTAGAACAGGCGGTGGCAGATAATGACGTTAGAGGTCTTAACACAAGGTTATCGACAATTAGCACACAAATGCAAACAATACTGGAACAACAGAAAGAACTTTTGGATCTACGCTCGCAAGTTGAGAGATCGACTGGCATTACCGATACGTTGGGTGATAAGTTGGATTTATATCAAACGGAGATAGAGGACATATGGAAAGCGTATGACTCTCTAGTAGACAACCCTCTAAATTAAGGAGTACAATATGTCAGAGTTTGAAAAAGCAGATAAAGATGGTAACGGCTCAGTAGATAAGTCTGAGTGGGATGCTTTATTATTAGACGACAAAAGGATGCAGATAGAAGATGAGAACTCTAAAAGAGATCAACAGCGCAAGATGGTCTGGTTCTCTTTAGCAGGGTTACTACTATATCCTGTTATGATTATTATATGTAATTTACTAGGACAAGAGGTTGCGGCAGATAACTTGACTGCTATTGCTCCTACATACTGTATAGCAGTTGTTGGTATAGTTACAGCCTTCTTTGGTTTTACTAATATTAAGAAGAAGGATGACTACTAATGTTAGGACTAAACTTAATAGGTCAAGTAGCTAATTTAGCTGGTACTGTGATCGAAGGTAAGACTGCTGTAAAGAAAGCAGAAGCTGAAACTAAGATGAAGATAGCCACAGGTGAAATAGACTGGGATATTGAAGCAATGAAAGCTACGCAGAATAGCTGGAAAGACGAATGGATAACTCTACTCTTTTCTATTCCTTTAATACTAGCTTTTTGTGGAGACTGGGGTAATCAGATAGTACAAGCAGGGTTTACTGCATTAGAGATTATGCCTGACTGGTATCAGTATTCCCTTGGTGGTATTGTAAGTGCTAGTATCGGTATGCGTGGCGTAAGTAAATACTTTGGTGGAAAGAAATAAGCATGAAGAACAACTTTGATAAATGCCTACATATGTTACTTGAACACGAAGGGGGCTACGTAAATAACGTCCACGATAAAGGTGGTATGACTAATTTGGGAGTCACTAAGAGAGTGTACGACAAATGGATTGGCAGAGAGTCTACTGAACAAGAGATGAGAGACTTAACTCCAGATGATGTAGCTCCTATCTACAAGAAGAACTACTGGAATCGAGTTAAAGGCGATTCGCTTCCATCGGGCTTAGACTGGGCTTGTTTCGACTGGGCTGTGAATTCGGGCAGTGGTAGACCTGCTAAAGCTGTACAACGTGCTGTAGGTGCTACTCAAGATGGGGCAATAGGTAATCAGACACTTGGACTGATAGCTGAGAAAGATCCTAAGTTTATCATAGACTACGTGTACACAGTGAGGCAAGCGTTCTATGAGAGCTTAGATGACTACAAACATTTTGGTAGAGGGTGGAGTAGAAGAAACACTGAGACACTACATCAAGCTATGAAAATGGTAGAAGAGTAAAC